GGAGAACATCAATCAATCATCGCCGGTCGCACGAGCGATCCCTGTGATTCTCTTTTTCGTGGGTCTCATGAGCATTTACTATCTCTATCAATATCTCTATGGACCGAGCACATCCAATGCCTATCCGCTGATTACCAAGGACCAGGAAGCCAAAGTGGAACCCAGTCAGCCGATTGTGATTGCAAAGGATAAGCTCCCGAACATTTACGAAGGCGGTGAATTCTCCGTCTCCACATGGTTCTATGTTTCCAACTGGTCGTATCGCAAAGGATACAACAAGGCCATTTTACGTCTGGGAAGCCCCCAAATGGGCGGATTTGACACCCTCCGCATTTACTTGGGTGCTCATCGCCCTAAATTGTCCGTCCGTCTTCATACCAAGGACTCCTCGGCTGCCATGAATACCACCACCCAACCTCAGAACGATGCGCTTCCGAACCAAATGCTCCAGACCGTATTTGAAACGCAGGCAGCCTCCGGATTATTGGAAGACGCCTCTCCGTTATGTGATTTGCCAGACATTGACCTTCAGCGATGGGTCCATTTGGTGGTGGCCGTGAATGGAAAGTCCGTGGATGTCTATCTGGATGGCAAGCTGGCCCGTTCCTGTGTACTCCCTTCCTTCTACAAGGTGGATGCGGGCGGATATGCTGCCACGCTGCTCCCGTATGGTGGATTCGGAGGTCATCTGTCTACCACCACGATGTATGATTCTGCCCTGAACCCCGAGCAGGTCTATCAGGCCTACGCAGCCGGTCCTGAGCCCATTACCTCCTTCAGTGATTGGCTCCGTTCCATCTTCAAGTTCAGTGTGAATGTATCAGTGGACTCAAAATAAATACTATCATCCGATAAATAGGAATACCAATCGATGTCAGAGTACCTCTTTAACAATCGTTCTGGAAACAACACCGCATCCACAACGAATGCATCTCCGACCATGACGGACCAAGTCCTTTATGGCATCGGCTTCGTACTCGGCATCTACATCATTTTGTTTACGATAGAAGTCATTTATATGTATTTTAATCGTCTTCATATGAATCGCACGGAACTTCTTCCCTACACCTACATTACGGACAATAAAGCCATTACGATTGCCCAGAATCCGAATGTGAAACGTTCCAAGCCCATTTCCTTGTCCGACAATGAGCGCACGGGCATCGAGTTTAGTTATTCGTTTTACTTGTACGTCCATCCCTCTACCTTCCGTGAGCACGCAGGACTCCTCCACTTGTTTCATAAGGGTTATGCGAATCCATTTCCCTTGATGGCCCCTGGTGTCTTCATGCATGCTCATACCAATACCCTCCGTGTGTACATGAACACCTTCAAGGGATGGAATCAGTATGCGGATGTCCAGAATGTTCCTGTGAACAAATGGGTTCATCTGGTCGTTCTCTGTAAGAATAAGGCGCTGGAGGTCTATGTGAACGGCAATCTGTCTCGTAAGATGTCCTTTGATGGCTTTGCTCCGTATCAAAACTACCAGGACATTCATTGCTTTAGCCAGCGTTCTTTTACCCTACGAAAGGCCACCATTCCCTCCTTGGGAGATGCGGATATGGAAATCGTGGGAGCGATGAAGGGAATGTTGAGTCGTCTGACGTATTTTAACTACGCGCTCGCCTATTCAGAAATCCATCAATTGATGAATGAGGGTCCATCGTCGAAGATGGATGGAGATATGATGAACGACATCCCGCCCTATTTGGCGGACAACTGGTGGACACAGACGGCGGCCTAAGCAGTCGGAACCCATCGCACCCCATCGCAATGTACGTCCATCGAACTCCCGTTCACTCGCCGCAATGTAAAGCGTCCAGATATTTACTACCATCACACTAGCAATGCCAGGCGGAGGTCTCTTTGCGCTCGTTGCGTACGGAGCACAGAATGTGTTACTGAGTGGTAACCCCGATTTCACGTATTTTTATAAAACCTATAAAAAGTATTCGCATTTTGCGGAGGAATCGGTCTCCTTTTCCCTCGACGGTCCTCAAGACTTGTCCTACGACCAGCCCATCCAGATTCGTTGTAAGATTCAACGTGTGGCGGACTTGGTGCGGGACATGTATTTCAGTTTCCAACTCCCCGATATTTATTGTAAGTACATTCCTCTCCCTGCGACGGTATCGTATGGTACAAGAACCGCACAATACAACTTTGCGTGGGTGAACTACATTGGATGTCATCTGATTCAGAGTGTGGGATGCTACATTGGTGGCCAGCGTATCCAGGAGTTTGATGGAGCCTATTTGATTGCGAAAGCGCAGTGTGATTTGGACACCTTCTCCTATCAAAAATGGGAGCGCCTCGTCGGAAATATTCCGGACCTCTATGACCCTGCGAACGGAACGTATGGAGGTGGTAGCACAGGAATCGGTTACCCGTTGGTCTACAACAACAATGGACCTTCAGGCGCAACCGCCTCTCCACCGAACGTCAATCGTCCTTCCATTCAGGGGCGTCGTATCCAGGTTCCTCTCCCTTTCTGGTTTTCCGAGTCTACGTTTGAGGCACTCCCTCTTCTCGCCCTTCAATTCCACGAGTGTGAGATTCGTCTCACGCTGCGTCCGATTCGTGAGCTCTATCGTGTGCTCGACCTTAACGGACATTCCGTCGCACCCGGTTATCAATACAATGACTCGCCGGTCCCGCTTCAGCCTCAGAATGTGTATTATACCTCGGTATCGGATACGTCGGATATCACCATCAATCAGTTTCTCACCGACATTGGAACCCCTGTCCCGCTCCTCAACACATGGCCCCTCCAGGCGCAGATTCAGATGACGTATGTGTATCTCACGGACGAGGAACGCACCCATTTCTCTTCCGAGTCGCTCCAGTACCTTCTTCGCCAAGTGACACGATATGAGGTGGCCTCCGTGATGGCCCGTCAATTCACGCAATTGGATACGCATAACCCAATTGAGCGTATTCTTCTTGCTCCGAGGCGCTCCGATTCCATCGTCTATCGCAATGAGCTCACGAATCTGACCAACTGGGTCAATCCTGCCAAGCCCCCGTACCTGCCGACCCAAGGGGGATGGGCACCTTACGTCCAGACGGCGTCTTCTTCGGGTCGTTTGGTGCTGAACGGTCAGCGTTCCATTCTGCGGTCCCTTACGATTCTAGGAGACGGAAATCCGCTTCAAGAGGAGAAGCCAGTAGAGTATTTTACGGAGGTGGTTCCTTGGAAGTATCTACGGGGAAATCCGCAGGCGGACTGGATTGTCTATCCCTTTTCTCTTGCGTCTCCCAATACCCAGCCGACAGGAAGCATTAATAGTAGTCGCATTAAAAACTTTCAATTGGATTTGAACGTATTCCCCTTGCCTCCTACGTCGCTGTATCAATACAACATTACGATTTATGTGGAGAGTTTGAATTGGGTGACGATTGCTTCAGGTATGGGTGGATTGAAATATGCGCTGTAATGTGCCGGCTTTCCAGGCAATAAAATAGAGTGAGGTCATAGGATGTCTGACTCTTTTTTAACAAAGTTGAAGAACAAGGTTGCGTATCAAATCCATTCCGTGGTGGATGACCCCGAGGCAAAGGAGTATGCGGAGAAGCAGAAGCAGGAGAAGGAAAAGCAGGAAAGGGAAAAGCAGGAGAAGCAGGAGAAGGAAAAAGAAAAGCAGGACAAGCAAGGCACGCAGGAGTCGCCAGACACGCAGAAGGAGACCTTTCAAGCGCCTGAACCCGAGTCCGATTCGGCGGTCGTACGTATTGTTCAAAAGATGCTCTACTACACCAAGGAAGCCATACGTTCTGCCTTTTACCCTGTCTTGACCCTATTGATGGCATCCCTCATTGCCAACGAGATGATTGTCTATCCTGCCCCGATTCGTCTGGGATTCTTTCTCTTTACCCTCTTTGTCTGTATGGTGATTAAGCCTGTCATCTATCTTCTCGGCTTTTACTTTCTATGTAAAAAGGGTTATGACTATTACATCAATGAGTTGATGTGGCAGGAAGGAATGCCAAAAGAAATCATTATGACGACCCTGTTTGCCTTCCTGCC